GACGGCAACGGACGCCGCCGCGCAGACTGGCGAGGTGCGCGTGGACAAGTGGGGCCGTCCGCTCGTCGGCTGGGCGATTGACCGGAGTAAGAGCGGACGAGGGCCAGCGAAGGGCGCACCGAACGCAGGCCGACCGCCTGACGAGTGGAAGGCGAAGCTCCGCGAGCTGGCCTCACGCGAGAACGTCCTCGCCCATATCCAGACGGTGCTTGATTCTGGCCCGGAGCATCCCTTTTTCGCCAAGGCGCTGGAGTACGTCACCGAATACGGCTACGGCAAGGCGACCCAGCACATCGAGCAGAGCGGGGCGTCGACGCTCGAAGTCATCGTCCGGCACGAGTAGGGTGAATCAACCCTGATGGCGGCACTCTACCTGCCTGCTCCGATGGCACACCAGTCGGAGGTGCTGGACGCGCCTGAGCGGTTCAAGGTCCACCGCGCCGGACGCCGGACAGGCAAGTCACGCGAGGCGCTGATTGCCAGCTTGCTGGGCCACGGCAAGGGCAAGCACAAGGGCGCACTGCAGGGCGGTGACATCGTCTGGCTGACGCCTGACTACCCGCAGTCACGAGCCATCTGGCGCGAGGAAATCAAGCCACGGTTGGCTGGCCTCCCGGGTGTCACGCTCCACGAGACCGACCGCCGTGTCCAGTTCCACGGCCTTGGCTCCCTCGAACTCCGCTCCGCCGAAAGCATCGACAACATCCGAGGCCGCTCACTTAGCGGGGTGGTCATCGACGAGGCCGCCTACCTCGACCTCGAGTACGCACTCGGCGCTGTCGTCATGCCTGCCCTGCTCGACAAGGGCGGGTGGTGCCTCATCGCCTCGACGCCCTCCGCAGGCTGGGACGGCAACTCTGCACGGCTCACGCCTAGCTACTTCAACCGCCTGTGCCAGCAGGTCGAGGCAGGCGCTCGTGGCTCTGATTGGCGGCATTGGCACCACCCGACCGAAGCGAACACCCGCCTCTCGACGCAGGACATCGCCACGCTCCGGGCCGAGTACCCACCCAACAGCGCCACCGCCCAGCAGGAACTCGACGCCAGTCTGACGGCATCCGGTGCCGCCTTCTACCCGGAGCTAGCCAACTGGGACGAGCTGGTCATCGACCGCGCCCAGCTCCCGCACTTCCTCCCCGATTGGTGGCAGTTCTGGGCTGGCTATGACTGGGGCTACTCGCATCCGGCGGTCTTCGTGCCGTGCGCTGATGACGGCACCACGCTCTACGTCTTGGACGCGCTCTACCTGCACCGTGAGCAGGACCACGAGCAAGCCGCCAGCATCCGGGGGTCGCTGGTCCTCCCCGGTCAAGACGGTCGCGTCCCATCGGCCTGCAGTCGCCGAGTCTACGCTGGTCATGACGCCTTCGCCCAGCGGATGGCGCACACGGCCCAGCCGGAGACGGTGGCGGACGTGTTCGACCAGTACGGCATCGCGTTAGCCAAGGCCAGCTTGGACCGTGACGCTGGGGCCAAGGTCATCCGCCGTCTGCTCTCGCAGGACAGGCTCCGCTTCGTGGACACCGTGGGGACGCGCCGTCTCTTGGCTGAACTGCAGGCGCTGGTGCCGGACCCCAAGCGACCGAACGTGCCGCTCAAGCGGGACGCCAACGAGCGGGGCGAGAACGGTGATGACGGGGCGGACGCCTTCCGCTACGCGCTGGCCTCCCTGCCCTACGTTGTCGCCGAGCCGCAGTCTCCCCGCTATCTGGGACCGGAGGGGCAAGACCCCGGGAGCTGGGAGCAGTACGTCCCGGAGGCGCAGGAAGGCGGGGCGCGGGATGTGGCGGGTGGCTTCTTGATGTGACGCTGAACAGCCCTTGCGCTTGACAGGGCTTCGGTATATGTTCGGGGTGCGTTAATCGGTTCTTCAACTCACAAGGCGGGACGCTATGTCAGCTACGGTTCTTAAGTCGGCAGTCAAGACCATCGGCGGAGAGGGTGACGCCGCCAGCATCACAGGCTTCCCGTCAGCGGGTGGCGTGGCGGTGCAGATTGTCGGTGCGCTCTCGGCCACCATCACGTTCGAGGTCACGATTGACGGCACCAACTGGGTGGCGTTCAACATGACCCCGAGCAACTCCAACACCGATGCCTCGACCGCGACCGCGGCGGGTGCCTTCAGCAAGCCGATGAACGGCTATGCCGGATTCCGGGCGCGTTGCTCGGCCTACTCGAGCGGCTCGCCTGTTGTGACCGTGCGCTACACCTCCTGATTCACCACACACCTGAGGCTGTATGACCGAGTTCGTCATCTCGCAGGAACTGTTGGAGAAGATTCTCGCCTATCTGGCAAGCCGCCCGTACCACGAAGTGGCGGGTGGCATTGAGGCGCTCAAGGCGCTGAAGCCGATGGAGACGGGACCCAAGGCGGTCGAGTGATAGTGGCCTTGGTCTGGGCGGGTGTGGTGGTGTTCGCCCTCGTCCGGACCGAGGCGCTGATTCGGCACTGGCTCCGGTTGGTCTATGTGGCACCTGTCGCGACCGAGCAGGACGTGGAGGTGCCACAGGACATTGCGGCACTGGCCATGCGGGAGTCGGAAGAGTGGGCGCAGGAAGAGGTGTTGAAGGCCGCGAAGGAGCGGTTCCTCAAGGTGAAGGACACGACGATGCCTGACGCGCAACGGTGGAACCTCGTGCGTCGGGCGCTTGGCATTGGAGAGTTCGCATGACCATCCCCTTCCTCGACCCTGAATACGACGAGACGCTCGAGCAACTCGTGCCGGAGGACGTGGAGTACGAGGAAGAGGCGGAGGCCGAAGACGAGTTGCCCGGCGCGGTCGAGCCGTATGTCGCCGCCAGCTCTGGCGTGACGACGGTCGTGATGGATGCGAATGGGCAACGCGCCAACGAGGAGATTGCGCCCAACGACATCGAGACCGCCGCTCGCATCACGCTCCCCGAAGACGCCCAGCTCCGCGCCTTGTCTCGTGCGCTGTATGGCGATGACTTCCCGCTCGCCGAGGACAACGACGGCGAGGACCCCGCGCAGTGGGTGTCGTGGGTGCGGAACCGCTGGACCGAACGGCGGATGGCGATTGAGACCCATATGCACTTGGTCGAGCGCAATCGCCTGTTCCGCGCAGGCCAGCAGTGGGTGAGTGCGACAGGCATGGGGCCGTGGCGTGAACCCGTCCGCCCGACCGAGTCAAGCCGTGTCGTCTACAACCTGATGGACAAGGCGCTGGACTCGCGCTTGCAGGTCATCACCGAGCAACGCCCCGGCTTCTCGGTGAACCCGATGACGCTCGACCCCGATGACCAGCGCAAGGCGGAAGCCCGTCAGGCCGCGCTGGAATTTGCGTATGAGTCGCAGTCGATGTCGGGCGTGATTCACGAAGCCTGCTACTGGGCGCAGACCGATGGCGTCTCTGGCCTGCACGTCTACTGGGACGCCGAGGCCGGACCGTGGGACGAGGCAATGGGCGAGAACGGCGAGAAGAAGCCGCTCGGCGACCTGCGGACGGATGTGGTGCGGGTCGAGCAGTTCCGTGTCTCGGCGAATGCGAGCGCCACGAAGAAGCCCTACTACGTCATCCTGCGTGAGGTCATCCCCGCCGTCGAGGCCGCGCAACGCTACGGCGCGACAGGCGCGGTGGCGTCAGGGCAGGCGAGCAATATTGCGCTGGGCGATGGGGCCGATTCGCTGGGCGACAACGGCGCACTCTCGCAGTGGACGATGCAGTTGTCGAACCCGGGCGAGGCGGACCGCCTGAAGAACGCCGACGTGGTCGAGCGGTTCACCGTCTACGTCGAGAAGCACCCCGACCTCCTGCCCGAAGGGTTGCAGTGCGTCATTGTGGGCGATGCCGTCGTGGTGGGGCCGATGCCCCTCCTCTTTGGGGCGATTCCCTTCGTGCGCGTGACTGACGGGTCCACCGACCCGAGCTATTTCCCGCGCCCGATTATGGAGCAGTGGATTCCGCATCAGCAGAGAATCAATGCGCTGATGTCCAAGTGGGTGGACTCCATTCGCGTCAACTCGGGCGGTCGCTTGCTCGCCCGTCCGGGGGTTATCTCGAAGGAGACCTTCATCGGCGGCCTGACTTCGGTGGTCGAAGTCACGGGCGCTGGGAGCCTCAACGATTCCGTGACGCCGATGCCGAGCTTCTCGGTGGCGAACGACGTGAAGGAGGCGCTCTCGCTAGAGAAGAAGGCGTTCGAGGATGCGTCAGGCTACAACGATACCAGCCGTGGGCAGTTCTCCAGCTCGTCGTCGGGCCGTGCGATTCTCGCCGCCCGTGAGCAGTTGGAGCGCGTCTATGCGCCCTCGGTGCTGGCGATTGCCAATGCGATGACTGATTGGGCCAAGGTGCAGTTGGCTGGCATGGCGTGGGGCTACGATGTGCCGCGTGACCTTGGGGCGGTGGGCAAGTCGCGCCCTGACTTGGCTCGCGCCCTCAACGCGCAGGACTTCGATGGCTCGGCGGATGTGAAGGTTGAGCCAGAGACGCTCATGCCGATGCCGAAGGCGATGCGGCTCTTCTTGCTGGACGAGATGTTCAGCAAGCAACTCATCGATGCGCGGCAGTATCAGCGGTTGATGCCGTTTGCCATCATGAAGCAGATTCAGTCGCCGGATGCGGACCAAGAAGCGCGAGCCAATCGCATTGCCGATGCGTTGCTCACGCGGCAGAACGCTCCGCCGATGCGCTGGCAGGACAACGAAGCGATTCATCAGGACATCTTGGAGCGCAAGATTCTGTTGCAAGACGACATTGACGAGGATGTGATTCAAGCGGCAGACGCTCGCTGGCGAGAGCTGGCAAACCAAGCCGCACAGAAGCAAGGCGCTCCCGCTCCGGCTGGTTCGGAGCAAGCGCCCGCAGGACCCCAAGCGATGGGTGGGGCTAGTCCCTTCGCTCCCTCACCGGAGATGATGCCTACATCGACGACGCTCCCCGGCATTGCGGCTGAACCCGCGATTGCCCAAGGGGCGGCGAATATGTTCGAGGCATTTGCTCCGCAGTAACGGACCACTTACCAAGGAGTTTGCATGACCGCACCCACGTTTCCCGGCGACGCCCCAGCGACCCCAGAGGTCGGGCCGGAGAACACCGCTGTCTACCTCGACCAACTCGCGGAGGACGCCGCCAAGGCCGCGCTCCCCGTCGATGAGGACTACGAGGCACAGGCACGGGATGAGAAGGGCCGCTTCACCAAGGTCGAAGATGTCGCCAAGGCCGATGCAGGCGAAGGCGACAGCGAGGCGACGGCGGAGGAAGTGACGGCAGAGGCACCAGCAGGCGAGGCCGAGACAGAGACGGAGACGGCAGAGGAAGTGCCGATTCCACTGGCTAAACGTGACCCGATTGTGCCACTCACCGTGAAGGTGGGCGACAAAGAGATTACGGGCCTACCCGACCTGATGGTTACCTATACCACGCCCGGGGGCAAGACCCGCACGGACCCGCTAGATAAGCTGGCGCGGTTGGCGGCGGATGGTATCTACAGCGAGCAACGCGAA